TGCTGGGCGCTTATGTGATCTATCCGCTGATCTGGGAACACAAATGTTTGAAGGCCACGAGCTACCGTGAGATTGAGCGTGACGGGCTCGAAAAGAAACACTCCAACTACCTCGCGCAGGTCGCGCTCTACCAAGCGTACCTAAACATCACCAATCCCGCGCTATTCACCATCACGAACGCGGATACCTGTGAGTGGTTACACTTCTTCATCCCGTTCGATGCCGAGCGGGCGCAGATGTGGAGCGACCGCGCCGCCAACATTATCGCAGCAACGCGCGCGAGCGAACTGCTTCCGCGCGGATTTGACGATCCCGAGAAATGGCCTTGCAAGCAGTGTCCCCATAGAGAGCGGTGCTGGAGGTGACGCACCATGGCGCTCCCGTCCGAGGTCACCGACAGGCTTGGTAACGTCATTCGTCGGCTGTCCTCTGATCAGGATGGCGAGATCGTCGCTTCCTTGTACGCCATCCTGCGCCTGCTGGAATCCTGTGGCGGCGATGTTCACGCGCTCGCTGCGCAGGTCGAGAACGGCGGGATGAGCGAGAAATATCGGGAAGAGGTTCGGGCTCAGATCAAGAAGGCCCATGAGGTTGGCTACGAGAAGGGCGTTAGAGCGGCGGAGGCGAGGTTCCGTCCCGACGGCAAGCTCGAGTTCAGCGAGGTGGCGCTGTTCGTGGAGCGCCAGATAAATCGCCTGCCTCCTGACAAGCACGAGTTCATTCACAAGATGGCGTTCTACGCCCGTCAAGAACTCGAGCCGTCGCCGAAGCAGGGCAAGTTTTTGTTCGATCTCTTTGTTCAGTACCTCGGAGGGAGGATTACGTAATGCCCCAAACGCAAACCACTCCGCCCACCGTGTTCGAGGCCGCACTCGACTATGTGCGCTGCGGCGTTCCGGTTTTTCCGTGCAATCCAATCGACAAGAAGCCACTCACTGCCAACGGCTTCAAGGATGCGACCAAGGACGAGACACAAATTCTCGCTTGGTGGCAGCAATATCCCAATGCCATGATCGGCGTGCCGATGGGTCCCGCGAGCGGGGTGTGGGCAATCGACCTTGATGTCGATCCTGCCAGGAAGATCGACGGCAAGGCCGCGCTCGACCAACTGGTCGCACAACGAGGTGCGCTCCCGCTCACCTGGACGACCATCACTCCGCGCGGCGGCCGGCACTTGATTTGGGTCTGGGATCCCAACGTCGAAATCCGCAACAGTGCTAGCAAGGTTGGTCCCGGCATCGATGTGCGCGGCAATGGCGGTTACATCATTCTACCGCCGAGCCGCAGCGCCACTGGTGGAATGTATCAATGGGAACCGGGCGGTCCACAGACTGCCGCTTTGGCACCGCCTTGGCTGATCGCACTCGCCAAAGCAAAGAAGGCTAGCGCCTACGCGAAGGCGGCACTCGACCGTGAATGCAAGAACGTCGCTTCCGCACAACCGGGCACGCGCAACGCGACGCTCAACACTGCCGCCTTTAATCTGTTCCAACTGGTCGCCGGCGGCGTCCTCGACGAGCAAGAGGTGCGCGATCGGCTGTTCGAAGCAGCGGAGATCTGCCGCCTAGTCGCCGACGATGGTGCGCAACAGACATGGGACACCATCGACAGCGGCGCCGCGGCCGGTCGTCAACAACCGCGTACCCGACCGCAGCCGTCACCCCAAGGTGTCGCTCGTCCCACTATCCAGATCATGGACGGGCAGCTGCTTCGCATCTTGGGCGAGACTGAGGACGCGTTACTGGCGTCGGGCCTGCCGATTTTCTCGCGTGCCGGCATGCTGGTCGAGCCCGTCGCCGAGAACATGTCGGCGTCGGACGGGCAAAAGACCGTAGTCGCGCGTTTGCGCGAACTCTCGCCCGAGAGTTTCCTGGGACCGGCCGCCGAGAGCGCCGCGTTTCAGAAGTACGATCGCAAGCGCAACCAATGGGTCGATACCGATCCGCCGTTGCGGCATGTGCGCGTGATCCTTGCGAGCGAGCGGCGCTGGCGGTTCCCGCATGTTAGCGGCGTCATCACCACGCCTACGTTACGCCCTGATGGTTCGCTACTCGCCGATCCCGGCTACGATCCCGAGACCGAACTTTATTTGCTGCCAGGACTTCAACTGCCGCCAATTCCTGAGCACCCGACCAAAGATCAGGCACTCGCAGCGCTCAAGCTACTGATCGACTTACTCTCCGAATTTTCCTTCAAGCGCATTGGGGGCGACCACGAGAAGCGGCTTAATCGCTCCGTCGCCGTGTCCGGATTGCTAACGGCATTAGTTCGCGGCTCACTCCCCACCGCCCCGATGCACCTGATCGCCGCGCATATGGCAGGAACGGGCAAGAGCTATCTGGTCGACACTGCCGCGATGATTGCTACCGGCCGGCTTTGCCCGGTCATTACCGCACTCAAGAGTGTGGAGGAAACCGAGAAGCGTCTTGGCTCCATTATCCTGAGCGGCATTCCGATGATCTCACTTGACAACTGCACGCATGACCTCGGAGGCGAGTTCCTATGCCAGATTGCCGAACGGCCGGTGGTCAAGGTCAGGATACTCGGTCGTAGCGAGACGCCGGACTGCGAGATCCATACTGCGATGTTCGCAACCGGCAATAACATCACGTTCAAGGCCGACATGGTCCGCCGTGGTCTCGTCTGTAATCTCGAATCGCTGGACGAGCGGCCGGAGTTGCGGAGATTCAATCGCAACACGCTGCGGCAAGCCGTCGCCAATCGCGCCACGTACGTCGCAGCCGGTCTAACGATCATGCGAGCCTATCTCACGGCCGGGGCGCCTGAGGTTTGCGGACCATTTGGCAGTTACGCCGAGTGGTCGACCATGGTGCGCAGCCCGTTAGTCTGGCTAGGCGAGCCCGATCCGGTTGCGAGCGTCGATAAGACCCAGGCCGAGGATCCCGAGCTCGCCGAGCTTCGCGAGTGGTTCATCTTATGGTTGGCCGAGTTCAGGCTCGATGAGCCCTATGCGAGCGCCAGCTTCGCCGAGGCCGCGCGTGCAGCCCCCATCGGGTTCAATCGGAATCCATTCAAGGAATTCCTTCTGCGTGTGGCCGGTGACAAGAACGGTGACATCTCGACCAAGCGATTAGGTGAGTGGCTGCATCGGAATTGCGGGCGTGTAGTGCGGGTCGCCGATGGTCGCAGGTTCTGGATGATCAAAGGACGCGATCGTCACACGAACGCTGCGACCTTTCAGCTCTCGGAAGTGACGTGAAAAAGTTGCGGGACCCGCGGGAGTTTCGGTAGGCCTGTCTGCACTTCCAGCTTTTTTGCTGCAATCCTCACGCGTGCGATAGTGGAGGTTCCGAGGGTCCCTGAGGTCCCGCCAATACAGAGGAGTGGTCATATGGCTAACGATCAGGTTACGAATCGCGGCGCAAGCGCTCCGGTCAAGTCTGAGCTCGATAGCTTCCTCGAGGAGGTCAAACAGCTCGCCTCGACTGGCTCCGGGACTCGTGGACGTCTCATCTTTGCCCTCGATGCCACCATGAGCCGGCAAAAGACCTGGGACACCGCCTGTGCGCTGCAGGCCGATATGTTCCGTGAGGCCGCTGCCGTCGGCGGTCTCGATCTACAACTCGTGTATTACCGTGGTCTAGGCGAATGCAAAGCCTCGGCATGGATTTCAGACTCCGGACGACTCGGCAAGATCATGTCAGGAATTGCCTGTCGATCCGGCGAAACTCAGATCGAGAAGGTTCTCGCCCACGCGGCAAAGGAAACTACGCTCCTGCCGGTGAGTGCGCTCGTATTCGTCGGTGATGCCTTTGAGGAGGAGGAGGACACCATCATTCCCAAGGCTGCCGAGCTCGGGCGCCTGGGAGTGCGGGCATTCATGTTCCAAGAAGGTAACGACCGAGAGGTCGAGCACGTGTTCCGTGAGGTCGCCCGGCTGACCAAGGGTGCCTACTGTCGGTTCGATCCAGGAGCAGCCCGTCAGCTTGCCGACTTACTCAAGGCAGTGGCTGTCTATGCTACGGGTGGGCTGACTGCTTTAGCTGGGCGGAAGGATGCTGGTACGATCAGGCTGCTCAGTCAGCTGCGGTCCTAGGCCCCACGGCTCGAGCCCAGTTTCTGGCCGGCTCGATCTCGAGATTGGGGCAGATCCTCCAAAGAGAAGATCCTTCTCTTGCGCGAAAGAAAATTACGCGGCTTGCAAACCCTTGAATTTATTGAGCTTTTGAGCTGAGTTATGGCATTGATTTCATTGCGGTTTCTAAAACCCAGAAAGCGAGCTCGTAGGAAGCCCCAGGGCGGCCCCGGACAGGCGCCCCGGTCAATTTGTGTTGGTCCAAGCCACTGGAAAACGCCATTCCTAGCGTTCCGTAGCCCCGGCAAACCCCAGGGCCGGGGGGTACCTGGGTTTTTATGCGACCCCTCGAAAATTCCAGCGCGGCGGCGCCTCCACCTTGCTACCTCCGGTAACGTGGTATGGACGAGGGAGAAGATTTTCCCCTTGCTGTATAATCAAAAGCCAGCCACAAACGGGCACTTTTCGGGATAAATCGTATGCCACGACGCTCGGCGGCGTCATTTGCGGTGCTTCCCGTACCCGGAAGCCAACCCCGGTTAGTTCCTTCTGCCGACCTCAATCCGCCGGAGCGGGCGACCTTCGTCGAAATTGTCGCGGCCAAAAAGCCGCAGCACTTCGAGGCTTCTGACCTACCCCTTTTGGCCGCCTATTGCCGGGCCGTCGAGCTCGAGCGGCATGCCGCCCTGCAACTGGCGACTGATGGGTACCTCACCGCTGACAACCGTCCTTCACCGTGGCTCGCGATCATGGCGCAAGCCACCAAAAGCATGCTCGCCTTATCGACGCGACTGAAGTTGACCCCGCAAAGCAGATCACACAGTGCTCCAGCACGGCCGGAGCGCCCGTTATCCGCTTACGAGAAGCTTGCCCTCATGGAGAGCGGCAGCGATGAAACGGTGTGATCGAGAAGCGGGGAGGCGTGCAATCGCGCAATGTCGCGCAGAGAGCCCGCGACGCGCCGAGCAAATCGATAACATGCTGCGCGAGCGCCCGTTTGAGGCCGTTGCCCGCTTCGCCGCCAGCTGTTGTCAGGACATCACGCTGAAGCTTCCGCCATGGGGCTGCCCTCCGATCAATGCCGGAGATGAAGTCACTAACCACTACGGCGGACGGCTGGAGGAGGTTGCACTGCGCAAACGCATGCGTCGCGCCGGCGTTAGCTTTTTCGAGCCGGATCCGCTTGGTG